AACGACTTCGCATGGCAAAACTATATTGCTAAAACATTACAAGATGACCTTAACCTGAAAGGCAGAAACATTTATTGGCAAGTCGGGAGTTTACATATTTATGAAAGACATTTCAATTACGTGGAAGAAAAGATATCTGAGCTTGGCATCGGAAATAGCTCAGTGGTCAAAGGACCCTAGAACAAAAGTTGGTGCTGTTGCTATCGGTGGTGTAGGTCAAATCCTTGCTACTGGATTCAATGGCTTTCCAAGAGGTATCGAAGATTCTACTTATAGATTAGAAGTACGAGAGATTAAGAATCGATATGTTGTACATGCAGAACAAAATTGTATTTACAATGCTACGATCAATGGTGTATCTCTTGAAGGTTCAACATTATTTGTATCAGGACTTCATATCTGCAGAGAATGTGCGAAAGGCATTATTCAAGTTGGTATAAGTAAAGTTGTAGCGTCACAGCTTGAAATTGTCAAAGAAGGTTGGGAAGAATCGATACAAGAAGCAAAAGAATTACTAGTTGAAGCTGGTGTAGTCATAGAGGAAATATAATGGCAAAGAAATATACAAAGACACATGAATGGATCGAAGAAGGTAAAGACGGAAAATACTGGGTAGGTATTAGTCAAGTTGCTATTGAAATGTTAGGTGACGTTGTATATCTTGAAAAAAGTAAAGATGAAGACGATGTTGTAGGAGCAGGTGATGAAATTATGGTTATTGAATCTGTAAAAGCAGCATCTGACATTTATGCGCCAGTAAATGGTTCTATTCGAGAATTTAATGAAGATCTTATTGCAGAACCTAGTAGCATTACATCAAACGATTGGTTATTTAAGATGGAAATTGCAGATCCTTTCTTAAATGCTTTAGATGAACTAAGTGACGAAGAAAATGAAACGTAAGTATACTTTTGTTGTAACTAAAAAATTTGTTGAATTTGTTACCAATAAAATAAATATTGATCAGCGGTGGCAAGATGGGAACCAATCTTATGATCAAGTCGCATATCAGTGGTGGTGCGAATTTCCTGATCACATGTTACCTACAGTAGAACCATGTGCACATGTAAATGAAAGTTATGTAAAAGAACATAATATGGATAAAAAATTGCCATTCAAAGTTGATTTACATTATACACAAATCAATAAGTTTGTTGATAACAAAGTTATAGCTAAAAATGGGATGATGACTATAACCGATAGATGCAAAAAAAGACTTAAATCATACCCCGATATTTTTATACAACCTGTCAGATGGCTTAACAAGCCATTTAAAATGGATGAAAACGAAAAAATGAAGTTTATACAACCTAAAGAAGGTGATGAACTTGAGTATGAAATTGGTGCACCAATGGAAGTACAAACTGTTTTAAAAATGGTTGAGGATTCTACTGAGGAAGCAGCAAGAGGAAACATGACTGGTACTAAAATACACATTGACGACAGCAGATTTGAATATGATCCAAACAACTAAATACTACGATGAATTTCTGAGATACTATTCTCTTGCTTTAGAACAACAAAAGCTTTGTAATGTTTCTAGTGAAGAGCCTTATGGTATGGTTCCTCACATGGAATCAGGTATACCTGACGATCTTATGTGTAACGTTGAATTATATGATGTAGTTGAACGTAAGTATGCAGGATTTTCTCAGATAGTCAACGATGTATTTTATGGTTGGACTGATCAGCATCCATATTGGAAAAAGATGGAAGCTGGTAAGATCACAATGCAAAGAGAAGCAGTAGCAAAAGATTGGACAGGAAAACACAAAGACTTTGGTTTACCTGAATGGTTATACGTTTTTATATTGCATAGAGTTACTGGTTCAGCCATCAATTATGGTACTAAACCTTCAGGTTATTACAATACGCTTCTATTCAATTTACATAGAGCAAAAGATATCGAAGGAATGGTTGAGATTGTAAACAAACATCCTAAACCATTCTATACTTCTATTGGTTATCAGTTTCCTGCATTTCCAAAAATACCTGAAGGCAAATCATATAAAAGAGGTGGTGATTATTTCCTATCAGAGTATGCGCCAAAACTTGCAAGAGAAATGGCAGAATGGTTGGAAAGTGGAGGTAAAAGAGATTTACGAGAGATTGGTTCATTCATGTTAGATTGGAATGTAAATCACGGATTAAGAAAGTATCAATTCCAATATGCAGCTGTAGTTGCAGATGTTGCTGATTGGTACCCACAATATGTTAACAGAGAATCAATGTTTTATTATGGTACAAATGCAGTTGAGTGTATATCTTACCTTGCTAATCCTACCGAAAAAATGAAAAAAGAAATATTCCTTGATAAAGTTATGGAAAAAATATATGAAGATACAGGTTCATATCCATATAATGCAGAAGATGTATGCTGTGACTTTATAAGATGGGTAGAAAACTATATTCGACCAGGAAATGATTATAGTCATTTAAACTTTGATAAAGTATGGTCATCATGTAAAATTACAGATCATCCTTTTGGAAGACAGAAAGCAATGTTAGATATGGGAATTGTAAAAACATTTAATGGTATTAAAAACCATCCATCAGACGATGCAATGTTAAAAGAAGCAGGTCTAACAGTAGAAGAGTATAAAAACAAATGCAAGCAGATATAGCAGAATTTATCGATCAACCTTATGACAACATCGAGTATAAGAATACTTCGATTGTTGATATGAAAGGTAATAAGCCAAAAGAAAGTTGGATGAAAGATTGGACACAAGAACAACGATTCGAAAAATTCTTTGAGTTCTGTGATAAGTTTGATAAGAGAGAAGATAAGCTACTTAAAGAAGATTATCAAATATTTTCTCATAGATTGCACTGGCATGAACATCCATTTTGTGAGAGGATGCAAGAAGTAAAAAGTAGTCGAGATAGATTATGGTATACACTTGTATTCTCTTTTACGAATGAACATTGGGGAACTCTTACTAAATTAATGGACGAAGGCGAAGATGCATGTAGAGAACACTTTACAAAAAACAGGCATGCACGAAATGATTTATTCCAAATCTACTATCCAAAAGATACTGTAGTAAAAGAATGGTTATTAGAAGGACCGAAAAAAGCAGCAGATGCTTTACATCATACTCTTGAAAACGTAGATAGGCCGTATACGATGATGGAGTATTCGAAGATACTTGAAAAGTATTTTAAAAAGTATCAAGCTTTTCGAAGTCCTTTATACCCATGTAAAAATGCATCAAGATATTTGGCTATGTCATATCCTCATATAGTAGATCCTGAATCAATACTATTTGGTGGAACGGGTCACTTCGATGGAATGCAACAAATATTTGGTGGAAAGAATTTAAATGGTAAAGTTAGATATGATATTGATGAGAATGGTAAATTCGTTCCAAAGAATGCAAACGCGGAATTGTGGCTAGAACAGATGAACACACTTGTAAATCATCCAAAGAATCCAATGACATCACAAAAGTATTTAAACGTAGAAGATAAAACATGTTTCTTTTACAAACATATTGCAATCACTCATGGTGTAAAAAGTCCAACAAAAAGAATACCTTACACGTGGATCTTCCCAAATAAATTTAGTTTAAAGAAATGAGAGTAATTACAAATCCAACATATAACATACCTAAACTCAAAACATCTCATGTTTTAGGTTGGTCTCTTATTTGGTCAGATCAATTAAAAGCAGATATCGATAATAAATGCTCTGATAAAGTTTTGCAATATGATGAAATCTTTATTGATCATGGTGTAAATTTCAGTGGAGCTCTTAACTTATTCGGTGGTGCAAATAAACAAATATATGATAACATCAATCGTGTATTCTCTCATGCTAATGTTACTTCACTTGATTTTGATATGCCTGATCTTGGTGCACAATTAAAGTCAAGAGTAAAAGCACCTACCACATATGAAGGAATAACTGAAGAGTGGTGTGATAAACTATCTGCAAGATTGAAGAAGGTTCCATCACTAAAACAACAAGAGTTAACTCATTTGTCAGGCGTATCTGTAGGTGATTCACATACATCTGCATTCTCTCGAAAAGATGATGTAGTACTTAGAACAAATGGTAAAACATTGTTTGGCCAGCTGAGAAGAGGATTAGAAGAGGATTTCAGAGGTATGACGCCAAAAGGAGAAATCACCTTCTGTTATGGTTCTATAGATATAAGACACCACTTATTAAGACATGATGATAAGTTAGAAGAGCTGATTACAGAATATGTAAAACAAGGTGATAAATTCGGTGATGTAAAATATGCAGCTCCTGTTCCAGTTGAATACGAAGAAAGAAGATTGCCAAAAACTGGTTATTATAAAGGAACACCATTTTTTGGAACAAGAAAAGAACGATACGATTTAACAATGAGATTTATTGATTTACTAAATAAGAAATCAAACGGCAGAGTTGTAATGCCACCTGAAGATTGGTATTCAATGGATCCAGAAAAATATGCTAAGACATATATGGAAAATGGTTCGAGTGTACACATAGCACCACCATATTATCGTAGAAATGATTGGGGAACAACATGTTTAATGTAACCACAGATACAAGAAACAAAGACATACCAGGAAATATGACAAGAGCTGAAGCTCGTCAATTTTACCTTGATATGTGGGGTACATTCAACACTAAATGTCCTCCTCCAGCGGTACAACACCTTGCTGGAGACAAATATGTGTTAAGAGCAGATTTAGCACCAGGTGGATTAAAAGCATTTGGTGCAGAAAGAGTTATAGCAGAAACAAAAGAAGATACGCTTGTATATTGTGCACCACGCCAAGGTCATGCCCCTGACGCCATAGCAATGTTAGCGGAAATGTATGACAAAAAAGTGGTCTTCTTTTGTCCTGCTAGCACAACAGTTTCAGATCATCAGGGTTCATTGTTTGCTTATGACCACGTTGATGTAGATTTATAAAGATAGCAGCCATGCCAGTGTTAAATGCTTATGCGAAAGAATGGGCAGAAAGAAACAATGCTAAGTACTTACCATTCGGATTGACTGGTGAAAAGACAGTTACCGCAGGTCTTATTAATATGGCTGTACATATTGAAAACTCACTTGGAAAACAACCATCACAAATATGGTGTGCAGTATCTACAGGTACAATGATTAGAGCTTTACAGATTGGATGGCCAAACGCTGAAGCACATGGAATTGCAGTTGCACGTAATATACATCCAGGAGAAATAGGTGAAGCAAAAGTTATTTCAGCGACTGTACCATTTTTAAAAGCAGATCCTATTGCAGAGACAATGCCATTTCCAACAACATCTGCTTATGATGCAAAAGCATGGAAAGGTTTTATAGAACAAGGAAAGAAAGATGCAATATTCATCAATGTTGGTTCAGACCAGCATATTAATCGAAACTTAGATAAAATAAATGTCAATGAGATTAATAGTAAACGTGAATGGAAAGATATGGGAGATTTTTTAAAGAATCGAGCATACGATAAAGATATTGAAGTAATTAAATTAGATCTAAAAAAGAAAGCTAGCTTAGAGGAGTTTTTATAATGTACAAATATAATGAAGGTGAACTATTAAGACAACTACAAGAATATGTGGATAAAACTTACAATGAACATTATTCACAGAATCAATTTCAAGCAACAGAATTTATTATCGATGGTGGTCACGGTGAAGGATTCTGTATAGGTAATATTCTAAAGTATGCTCAACGATATGGAAAGAAAGAAGGTAAGAATCGAAAGGATCTGTTGAAAGTATTACATTACGCTCTCATTGCTTTATACGTACATGATAAAGAAAATGGAGGCGTTAAAGATTATTACTCACCTCATAAAGCTGTAGCGAAAGCACACATTGATGATGCATATGATGCTAACTTAAGTCATACACGAAAACAAAAAGCACTTTATATGGACGATACATATGAAGAGAAAGAAGAAAGTTATTATGCGGACGAATGGAATAAGCCGATAGGATGATGTGGAGAATCTGGGCAAAAGCATTAGGTGATAAGACTGGCAAATCAAACAGAGAAGCTGATCTTATCGCTATAATAAGAACAATAATAGTGTTGGTCTACTTAGGTACTAACATTATGATTGTAATGGGTATAATTCATCATTGGTGATTTATGATTTTAAAAAGACTATTAGATAATGATATGAAAAAGAAAGAAAATTTAGATGCGCTTGGCGTAGACATCAACTTAGATAATGTAT